TCTTGATATTCAGCATCATCTTCTCTTAGTTCTTTTTGCCTTTTAAGCTTGTCTTCGTGATCTTGTTGCTCTCTTTTCTTTTGTATTTTATAATCAAAATACTCATTTAAAGCATCGTCAGCCTTTTGAAGACCAGGAATTGCCGCTGGGTTTCTACGTGCTGCAGATCTAGCTGCTGAAGCTTGTAATAGTTCTTTATTTACTGCCATATTATTTTATTTACAAGGTAACATATTAACATCTATCGCGTTGTAGTCAACAGCATAATAACCGTTATCCATTAATTCGACGGCGTTTTGTATACCTAAATTAATTAAATCTTGAGCCATAGTACCTGACCAAACCGTATCACATCCTTTGTATTTAAACTCATACGTAGGTATTCCATATTTAGAATATCCGGTGTGTTTAATATTTTCTTTTAATCTAACGTCTGATGCCATGAGCGCTTTTGTTCCTAAGTCTATACTTCCACCAATAAGATTACCTATACCTCTACCTAACATAGCTTTGGCTTCTGCGTCTGCTGCTTCAGCTGCGCCTAGTCTTTGTTGAGACATACCAAACAATGTTTCTGTTTGACCTCTTTTTGCCTCTTGAGCTTCTGCTTCTCCTCGCGCTGCTAGTTGTTGATTTGTAGCTGCTTGTTGTGCTGCTAACGCTTGATTAGCTTGCTCTTGTTTTCCTATATCTGCCGCTGTAGCCGCTGCTGCTTGTTGACCAGCTCCAACTAAAGCTTGTATATTACCAGCATTAAAACTTCCACCAGTCTGTTGCATTGAGCCTAAAATGTTAGCTTGTGACTGTTGAAACTGTTGTTTAGCTAAATCAGCTGCTTGTTGATTAACAGTTAAGTCTTCTGCTGTATTCTCCATGTTTGCGTAAGGATTAGAAAAGTCCATATTCATATAAGCTTCTCTTGCCGCTGCTTCTTCTGCTCGCGCTCCTTTTAATTCTTTAGCAGCTCTTCTTTTAGCACCTCCAGAAGCTATAATGTCACTTAAACCTGCACCTATGCTCTTCATTGGACTAACTCCACCTCTTGCTTTAAATGGTGGTTTTAAATCATTATAAAATGTTGATCCTTTCTGCTTATACATATTTTTATATTTTTGTTATATTATTATTACACTTTTTCTCTCTTATTTACTACTTTCAAAAAACTCAGACCCTACAGAAAACAATTCAGCTTCTGTTGTTGAATCATTTTTAAATTTTATTTCAGCAAAGTAACCAATTAAACCACTAGCGTTAGCTTGATTATCTTTACTAAAAAATATAAAGTCACTTGTTGTAGGACTAGCTATATTAGTAGCTATATCACAAGTAACTGAGTTAGTAGTAACAGCCGTTACTACACCTATTTCTACTATAGCAGTCTGCGTAGCAGTGTCAAAACCAGCTACAGATGTTGTAGGAACGTAATAACCTACGTCACCAACTTGAACTGATGTGTTTAATCCTGCGTCTCCTGCTGTTGCAAATGTTAAAGTTATTGTTGGCATTAGTTATCTGGTGTTATTATTGATTCTAAGTTAAAATTAATATCTACATCTGTGTCTCCAAAGTTATCTACTTCTAATCTTCCTGTGTAAGTCATTCTAGTATTACTAGTTCTAGTAGCTTTTAAACCAGAAAGTCTTAATGAAGTACCTCCGTTTGAGTCTGGATTAATAGCAGTTTCATCAGCTACATTAGCATCTGAAAAACTAATTTCATTTACAGCTGGATAAACAAAATCTGATATGGTGTCAACTACAAAACTAAATGACACTTGATTAGCAGAAGTTCTAACTATAGATCTGTCAGAACCTTCTTGCTGTTCAAATTGTTTTTTATTTCTAGTAGGCACGTCTTGTAAAGTAACGCCACTTGGCAGCGTATTTAATCTTGTTTCGCCACTACCTCCAGGTCCAAAAGTTGTAGATACAACTCCTAAGTTAACAGAAACATTTGAAGTAAATTGTTTTATTATTATTCTAGGACTACCACCAGCGTAACTAGTAGCACTTGGCACAGTTCCAGCTATAGTGGTGTCTACTCCTGCTATTGTTATACCATAACTATCGTTAGCACTAACTGAAGGAAATACAATGTCGTGAGTTTGTTCGCCTGTAGACCCTAAAGTTATAGTACCTGTATTTGTAGAGCCAGATGTAAAAGTATCACTAGAAAAATCATAAGTAGTATCTGTAACACTTGTAGCTGATATTTCTCCAAACTTAGTAACAGTTAAAGTATATTTTCCAGTTGTTGGTGTACCTCTAACTACTACGGTTTTTGTTTCTCCACTTGAACTTATTATAGTATTTTCAGGTCTTACAAACATTTGATCTATTGTAGCACCTTTATCAAAAGCAGAGTTTGTTGATATAGTAACCGCTTCACCTCCAAAACCTACGAACGTTATATCGTGGTTGTCATTAATAGTAACATCTGTATCTCCGTTATAAACGCAAACCCAAACTCTTTGTGTTATTTGACCAGCTGCATTAGTTGTATCTGTTTTTGTTAAAGTGTATCTACTTGCTAAACTACCAGCTGATATAACAGGTACTGGTGGATTTATATAATATCTTCCGCCGTCTGCAGCAAACGTAGCTGTAAAAACATTAGTATCAGTATTAGCTAATATATGATCTTTATAATTATCTGTAGTAACGCTACTAGCTGTAGCAGATGTTTCTGTAAAACCTGTCGCTGCTGTAGTTGTAACTGTTTGATTAGTTACTACATCGTATATAGCATCAACATTTAATTCTATTCTAGAACCTTGTTGGGCACCACCATTTTCACCTGCCGCGTCATCAATATCAAATATTAAAGTAGTGTCAGACGTTGGCATAGTAAAACTAGTATTTAAAGTTACTGTTACTTTAACTGTATTAGCCGTTGTTGCGTGTGGAAATAACACGTCTCCATTAGAACTGTAATTACTTAAACTAGTTAAATTAGTATCAGTATCTGTTAAAGTTATACTAGTCAACCATGATTGACTACCTGTGTTGTTTACAAAATTAGCGGCTCTTACTGTAAAACCAGGGTTAGCAGTTATAAAAAACTCTGCAACATCACTACCTATAGCAGAACCACCAACGTTTGCAAAAACTACGTCAGTACCACCTGTTGCATTAGCTAATGTACAATTTGTTATTGCCATGTTAATCGTTATTTTCTTTTACTATTAATTTAAATACTGTTCTTTCTGTATCTGATCTGCTAATAGCAGATGCTTTACCTAATCCTTGTACAGAAAACTCTGATGTATCAAGATTTTCTAATGTCGTAGCTGCTCCTCTAATATAGTTAAACCACTTGTTTTCTTTTTCTTTAAACTCGCTAATTAAACCTTCTTGCATGTCTGTAGTTATGCTTTCTACAAACCAACCTGTTTTAGCATTTAAGTTATAATATTGTCCATCATTATAAGTACCATCTAAGTCGTCAGCCACACTATCAACTGTCGAAGTTTGAAACTGAGTAACTTTAGCTTGAGTTCCTTCGTAATTTAAAGTTTTAAAATTCTTTACACTACCAGGCGCATCATTCATTATTAAAGTAAAGTCAGAGTTATATTGAGTGCCATAAAAATTATTTCTTGTTTCATTGTTGTGATGTTCGTAAAGCTCACCTTCAAAAAAAGTATAATAAGTATTATTAAAACTTACACCTGATTCTGGTATAAAAGATTTAAAACTAACCCAACCTTTTGTACCTTCGTTCCAACTAATAGTAGTGTCTGTCATGCTAGTACCTTTTAGCGTAACGTTGTATTGACTTTTCTTATCATCATAAGTACCTATGATATTAGTATTAGCTGTTTTAAATGTATCAGAAAAATAATCTTTCATACCTACGTTTGATATAACAGTTAATCCGTCCATAGACATACGTAGGACAGCTCCTCTTGCTTTATCTGTAAAATATGCTTGATAGCCTTGGAAAACAAAAGACTCTGGATTTTTAGATATACCATACTCTCCTTTTACTGGCGTTGGAAAACCTAAGACTGCATTTGTAGAAACTAAATTAGTACTACCGTCTACATTAAACAAAGAGTCTTTATTAGCTTGTACTTTAAATATCTTGTCTTCCATAAAAGTTACAACATCTCCGTCTCTTGAGTGTAGCTTTTGTATAGTACCATATTTTGGATTTAAATCTTTTGTAATACCATCAGATGCTACAAATTGATTTAAATTGTTTACACCATTTCTAGAGTTGTATATACCGCTAAATATTAAACTACTACCTCTTCTTTCTTCTGTATAAGGCTCTGTTGTGACTGTAGACACTTTTACACCTTTATCTATAGTTGGAGCATTAAAATCATCTCTTATTCTATTAGACTCATTACCATTGCCAAAGTTATAACAATTAAAATAAGGTAATATAAACTCTCCTGTTTGATGTACGTCTGGATTTAAAGTTATTATATTTGAACCAGTGTTTGAAGTAGAGCTAGAGTCTACTTGCATAACAACAGCGCCTGGTAAGTCAGTATCATATTCTTTTGGAAAAGTAAACTTTAATCTAGTGCCAGTTGCAGTTGTCACAGCGGCGCCATTAATTGTAACTGTATTATCGTTGCAAGCTGTAACTGTTTGTGTGGTTAAATTGGTAGCTGTACCAGTAAGTAAAGTAATAGAAGAGCCAACAGGTATTAACTGCTCATTAGTTCTAAAATCAAACTTCATAGGATATGTTCTACCTATTTCGTAATATATATCTAATCCTATATCTTCTTTAGGTTCTGTTTCCCACAAAGCAGGATTTTCTGTAAACGAATCATCAGGAGAGTTTGTATTAGTTACGTTTTCTAGTATTTCAAAAGTATGACCAGGTGAATTACCGTGAGGCTGTAATCTAGAACCTTCTCTAGCAGTACCAGTAGGTGTACCAGCTGTAGAACCTACATTGTTATGAAAACGATCAACTGCTATCTGGCCTAAACCAGGACCACTTGAAACCTCAAAGTGTGTATTTGGTTTTAATGGATGGTAACCAGAAGGGCCAAGTCCAAATCTAGGAGATACAGACATAGTCCAAGTCTCTCTTTTGTTTTCAGGATCGTTTCTATTTGATAAAATATTAACTTGATAGTTTTGTATTCTCTGTGTGTGACCTTCTAAAGATTCTACAGTATATATTATTTGGTCTGGATCATCTTTTATTCTAAATTTAGTACCTACTTGATAAAGGCTGTAAATAAAATCATGAGCCACAGGATAATAAACAGCTGAAAAACCATTTGTTGAACCTGAAGGATGTATATTTGCCCATGATATATCTATTAAATCTTGATCTACTGTTACGTTTTTAGATGGATTATTATTAGGCCTTATACCATCACCAGTGTTTTTAGTGCTACCATTAGCACCTATAGAATTACCTTTTGAGTTTAGCCTGTTTTGAAAAAATGCTTCATCTATAAAAAAGTGATTATCATCACCACTACCAGTAGCAGCGCCTTCATAAACTTTAGCAAAATCTCTCCAGTACTCAGCGCCTTGACCAGAATTTTCATTACTACCAACTTGTTTTGGGTCTAAACCAAAACCACCGCTATTACCGTCATTATCAAATCCAGCAGATAAACCATGCCAAGCAGTAGAAGCGCTACCTTTAATATCAACACCACCCCACTGTGCATTAGTTACAACTCCAAACTGACCTACAGAAGCGTTTTGACCAGGGTCATTTAAAACTTGATTAAAATCAACACCGTCATTTTTAACCCATCTAATTGGAAGCGCTTTACTAACAACTAAACTATCTTCATCATCTAAAAGTTCTTTTGTTATAAATTGTCTTATACCTAAGTCTTTATATATTTTAGCAAAAAATTTACCTTCAAACTCTGGTCTATCTTCTACGTTTCTACTTTTAAAATCAGCAATTAAGCCTGATATTCTAGTACCTATACTACCAGCCGTGGAAGTAAAATCTATATCAGAACCGAATCTACCTTCTATTGTAAATTTAGTAGCGGTACCTGCAGCAGCGTCTCCTGGTACAATACCAATTATTTTATAATATTTAGAAGCAGCAGTGTCAGTTCTAAATCTTACAAAAGTATTCTTAACTTCAAAAGCGTCTGATAAAGCAGAGTCTTTGTAAGTTGAAGTGTGTATCATAAATGTACTTAGGTTTTTCAAAGGATAACCTTCTGACAAACTATTACCTACCACTTGACCAAATACTGCGTCTGAAACATTACCTACAGATGAATTAGTTATTGTAGCAACAAACTTTTGTATAGTTTTCACAAATATAGGTGCTTCACCTACTATAGATAATATTTTATATTTATAATTTTCAGTTACAGCTGTAGAGCCATCGTGCTCTTTTTTAAGTATTAAAAATGTTTCTTCGTCAACTTTGTTTCTTTCTGAAGAAGGAAAGCTTAACCATATATTACCATCTTCAGCGTTATACCACCTGTCCATAGCTAAGTTATAGTATTCGTTAGAAGTTTCTTTTATAAAAAACTTAAATGAATCAGCAAACTTAGGTGCCGGACTATTTATATGTACATGTATTTTATTAGAGGTTATAGCTTGCGGCTTGTCAACTTGCAATACATTATTGCTTCCCGCTACATTTTCCGATGTTAACACGGGTGTTTCTCTGCCGTATATATCTCTATAAACAATACCTACTTGGTAATTTCGTAAAGACTTTAAACTTTTTTCAGGTATACCAACATCAGCTATTTCATTAAACTCTAAAAGCGTGTTTAAGTTTACGCTTATGTTTTTAGCTTTAACACCGTAACCTTCCATCCTAAATTTATGTAGATAGTTACCATAAACTATTCTACCGCCAGTCATGTCTTGTGCTAGTGCTTTTCTAGGTACTTCATCAAAAGGTCTTAATAATTGATTAGCTGGAAGAGTAGCGTATATAACATCTGATTCTATAAGTAACTCTCCATTATTTAAACCGTTTCCAGAGCCAGCAGCTACCCATTCAGCACTATTTCTATCTACAGTTTTAACTGTATAAACGTTTGGTGAGCCGTCTTCTTTGTACAATATATCTATGGCTACCACGTCTTGAGGTAGTATAGATTTTTCTGGAACAAAATCTTGTATTTTCAAGCTACGAAGATTATTTGACATACCTAAGTTGTAACCTTCGCTAGCGTAATATTCAAACTCACCAGGTAAAAAAGCTACATTAGTAAAAGGAGAAAAAGCAGAATACTCACCGTCTTCATACTTGAATCTACTAGCAAACCTAACAAACTTCTTTTCAAACAAAGGTGGCGTTAACTCTAAAACAATATTCCAAGTTTCGTCAGCATCAGGAACGTTTTGATCTATAGCTAGTATAGTAACATCAAAATCATTTGAACTACCGTTTTGCAAAGGTGTGCCTCCTACGTTTATCTGCGCTCTTATTTTATGCTCTGTAAAGCTAGAAGCTCCAGTGTTACTTAACAATATAACATCTCCCTCTCTATAATCAGGCAAACCAGTACCTAACAAGCTACCTATACTTATAGTTATAGTTTCACCAGCTTCTAATATTTCGTTAGGACTAGGCGTAGTGTCATAAAATCTAACAGCCGTAGTTGTGACTCCTTTAGTTTCACCTCTAGCTTCTAAAGTATCAGACATAGCTAACACGGGTGCTAGCAAAGGAGATTTTTTTATAACAGTTATATATTGCTCTTGCATATACACAGGGTAACTACCAGTATCTGTTACTATTATATCATCATTATTTTCGTCTGTAATAACTAATCTAGTATGAAACGTAGAAACAGCACCGTTACCTATAGTTAAGTCATTAGCTCCTGTGCCTAATATACTTCTTCTTATGTTTATTTTTTTAGGTTCAGAGTGATTGTCTGTCCAAAGTAACATACCATCAATAACATTTAAACCTGTTATTAATCTATCAGAGCTATAATTTAAAGTTCTACCGCCTGGTTTTCCAGGGTTGTTCTCATCAACTGTTGGAGACTCAAATGTTACTGTAGACGCATCTGGTATTGTAACGCTTTCTGAAACAGTTATATTTAAACTACTTATATCTGTAACCGTAACTAAAGGCATACCTGCCACACCAGACACTTGCATACCTTTTCTTATGTAAGTAGCATCTCCAACTGGTATAGTTGTAGAGTTGGAAACTGTAGAAGTTGTTATTGCTGTAGATTTATATATGTCAACAAAAACATATTTAAGTGTAGTAGTAGATATTTCGTATTCTAATATATAATCTCTAAAAACAGTGGTAGCAGCATCATTTGATCCTTCTGCTAATTTAGCTCCAGCTACTAGCCAATATATTTTATCGTTTTGCTCGTCAGCTATAGAGCCAACACAAAAACTTTTTGGTTCTACCGCTGTTGTTAAAACAGTATTACCTTTTAAAGTTTGTACAGCCCCAACATCAGAACCTTCTGAAGTAGAAACTTCTATATTTAAAGCATCTCTATATGTACCGTTTTCAACTAGTCTTTCGTCAAGGTCTTTATTCATTTGACCTAAACTAAAACTTCTTTTTAACTCTGGCATTTAATTAATGTTTTATATGTTTAGATTTACCTCGTAGTATCTGTGTAATTTCTTCTAGTTTAATATTAGATAATCTAAGTTTAGCTTTTCTAGTTTCAGCAAACCTTTCTTTTTTAAATCTAGCAACTAAAAATTCTGGTGTATTAGCTCTTGTAGACAAAATACCGTAAGCTATATGTTTGTACATAGCTTCTTCTGCAAATTTATGCACTCTTAATTCTTCTTCAGTTCCTAAGCCATCACTTATGTATTTTAATATAACGGTCTTGCCGTTTATATTTGAGCTAAAGTGTATTTTACCTTGCAGTTCGTCAATGTAAAAACTACCGTTAACTTGAGCGTGAGCTGGATCTAGTCCATATCTACCGCCTTCGTTAGGCCAATACATGTCATCTTCGTAATCGTCTTGATTGTTTTCTGAAGGTGTTTGAGCTTTGTACTTAGTCCAAGTATCTGATAAATGATTAGTAGCATCTTGCTCTGTTAAATTAGTACCATCATTATTATAACTACCATCAGCAGCTTGAGATATTGCAAATGGATTAGAAGTTTTAATAGCTGGATAAATAACATGTTCTATACCTGAAGCATCTGAAAAACTAAGCTTAACATAGTTAACATAGTCTTGAGGAAGTGTCATTGTTAACGCTGGTGGTATTTCTATTTCTTGTGACTTAACAGATTTAAAAGTATCAAACGATAACTCTTGCATAGCTCTCTGCGCGTGAAAAGCTACATCAGCTCTTTTAGCTCTAGGTATTATTTTCTCTTCACCAACATAAGCTAACATAAATTGATTTATAATATCTGTTAAAGATGTAAACTGATAATTACCATAATCAACCGCTGTGTCATCATAGTAATTTTCTTGTGTTTCGTTTAATAAATAGTTAGTAGCCATACTTTATTGTTTTTCTTTAGTTTCTGTTACAATGTCTTTGTTAGTAGCAAACGTAGTTATATCTTGTTGTTTTATAGTTACACCTGCTAATTCTAATATTTTTATTACTAGACTAGTTTCTTCGCTCTCGTGTAATTCAAAGTTTACACTAGTAGTTGAGTTGTATAAAGCTTTTTCATTTACAATTACAGAGCCCCACTTAGCCGTAGATGGCTTAGCTATGTAATGACAGTTTACTGTTGATGTGGAAAATGATGGGGATGCAGATTCAGGATATATCACTATCTGCGTAGCGTTTTTTCTTACGTATAAAGGTCTAGCTTGTCTAGGTTTGTACAAAGCAGCTTGATTCATTCTTTGTAATTCTTTTTTCTCTACTTTTTCTACTATTAAGCTATTAGTGCCGTTATTGTAAAAAACTGTTCCTAATCTATAAACATCTGTAGGTAGCGTACAAGTAGAACCTGATACCGCAGACATGTCTATATGGAACTTTTCAAACACAGCTATTTTTTCTTTTAATATGTCTGGTACATTAGAATACTCGTAGCTGTTTTGTGGTAATCTAGCAAATTTATTTAATTCATAAAAATATTGTTCAAATATTTCTCTTTGTGCTTGATTAGCAAATAAGTTAAATTCTTGAGGAGTTATATAACCTCTTTGTTCTTTGTTGGCTAAAGCCAAAACTCTTTGATGTACTGTATCTATACTTATCGCCATAATATTTTTTTATTGTAGTTACGATCGCCCCGTAGGGCGACCGCTCTACAGTTTGATTATTTTAATCTTTTTTCTATATTGTTATATATTTCCATACCTTCGTCAGTTCTAAACCAAGCAGCTAATGCTGAATATGGATGCTCATCAAAAGGAACTGTAAATAATTTTCTACCAGTAGAAGTCCAAGTAAATGTTCTTTGATCTTGTGATAGACTTATTATATTGTTTTCTGTAGCTCTGATACCAAAGTTTCTAAGTTGAACGTTTTCATCAGTAACTAACTCTAAGAATAATTTAGGTTTTTTCTTAGCAAATAGTAATAAATCACGTTTAAGTTCTTTAGAACTCATCTCTGATACCTTAGAACCTAATTCTACACGCATAACAGCTTCAGCCATATCAATATCTAAGTTATTAGCCGCGTTCATTGCTGCAACTTCAAACTCTAACCAATCTAACTGTGACTCGGCTACTTTTACAGGTTTGTGCTCTTTAAATATTTTATCTCTGTGTGGATGATACAAAGATAATAGTTTTTGTAAAACAGTTTTTTCTCTAGGAACGTACAGTGTACCACTTCTAAATACAATGTGCTCTAATCTGTGTTCACCTGTCATCTCATCAACAAATGGTGTTCTTTGGTTAGAAGTATACTTTAGTTCTCTTTCATAACCTTTTTCTTCGTCGAACCAATAAATGTTAGACGATCTTACTTGGTAAGACAAAGGCTCTTTGTCTCCTATTAAAAAATAATTTCTATCTTTTATTTCCCAAGTATCTTTTTTAGGTTTTGGTGTTTCAACAACTGGTGCTTCAACAACAGGTGCCTCCACCTTTTTAGTTTGTTTTTTCTTTTTTGCCATAATATAATATATAATAAAATTAATAAAATAAAAGGCCGAGGCCGAAGCCCCGGTCTTTTAAAGTGATTTACTTCATCATCATAAAGTTGTTAGCACCTTGAGTAACTAAACATCTTTCTGATAAGTAGTGAACTTGCATTGCATCTAAGTCAGATGTAACAGCACCAACAGAACCAGTAACCCAAGTCTTCATTCTTCGGTCATCAGTTTGTGAAGCTCTAAATCTAACATGTAAAAATGGTCTCTTCAAGTTTTTACCTAAAGTTTGGTCATACACAGATGATACACCAGCTGGTATGATGACACCTCTAACAGGTGAAGTAGTATTTCTACTGTTTATACTTCCTCTAGTAGCTTTGTCATTTAAGTATTTAAAGTCAGACTTGTAGAAGTCATAAGAACCTCTTCTAAATCCTGAGAAACCTAAGTTTAACGCCATATCTTCTTCGTTGTCGAATACTCCGTAAGAAGTACCTCCAGCTCCGTAAGAGTTCATTGAAGCTAACATATCGTCAAAAGCAAGTGAAGTAGCTCTGTTTATGAATAACATGTTTTCTTCAATAGCTCCTTGATTGTCAAACTCTGCTAAAATAGCATCGAACTCAGCTAAGTCAGTAGCAGCGTTAACACCAGTTACACCAGTAGTTACGTTACCTCTATCTTCAATAGCGTCAAATAAACCTTGAGTACCAAACTCAGTTCCTATACTATCAGTACCGTCTATAGTAGAGTTACCAGAAACACCTTTTACAGCTTCCATCATAGTCATTTCTAAGTAGTCTGTAAATCTTTGTCTAGTATCACCTTCAGCTTTTAAGTACCATAAGTAACCTGATTGTCCGTCTTCACCAGAAATTTCAACCCAACCTATTGCAGACGCATCAGATCCAGAAATTTCATAGTAATCTTTCATAATAATTGGCTTATTAGTAAAAGACTTAAATACAGGCTCTACATTTTTAGCTCCAGAAGCGTGGCCACCTTGACCATCAGTTCCTTTAGCGTACTCAGAACCATAAACTAATAAAGTTGCAGCCACAGATGATCCTGTAGCGAATATTGGACTGTCGTCAATATTTGCAAACTCGTAAGGCTTACAAGTAACATCGTCAGTTGAAATAGCTGTTACAAAACACTTGATAGCCCCTTCAGAAGTTGCTATCACTACTTGATCGTTTAATCTTATACCGTGGTTACCAGAAGTAATACCATTGTCACCATCGATATCTAATAAAACAGTAAATACAGAAGTACCAGTGTTAACAGTACCTGTGTATGATAAATGTAATCTACCTTGCTCAGACCAAATAACTTGATCAGCAGTCATAGACTCTTCTGCTCCAACTTGAGATAAAAATCCTGAGATAGTTCTGTTTCCAAAAACCTCAGCTTCTTTTTCCATTAAGTCAGGCAGGTATTGTTGCGCCCATCCTTGTGTACCGGACGCTGTAAAATCGATATAATTTGATGATAGTGAAGCTTTCTTTGGTGCTGGTACACTATTCAAATTATCTCCTGCAGTAATTGCCATAATTTTTAATTTTTAATTTAGTTATTGTTTTCTTTTAATTTTAAACTTAAAGTCATTAGCATCTTCTCCAAGCACTCTTACTTTTATTCCCCCAGCTTGTATTTCACCTGAGTGAGACTGTCTAGGGTCCATGTTAACATTTTTAGATTTAGCTATACTTTCTTTTAAAGCATCAGCTTTACCTTGTTCATAAAAATGCTTAGCAACAGCATCAGCGTTCATAGCTGTAAACATAGACTTATGGTAACCAGCCCCATCTTCCATTAAGTTTTCATTATTCAAGAACTTCTTGACAAAATTGTTAATGTCACTTTGTGATTCCTTTACTTTGTTTACATCTTTAACATTAAACCTAAATCTTTTATCACCGACGTTATATTCAAAACCTTTGAACTCGTCGTTAAAAACACTGTCTGTCTTTTGTTGAAATGCAGATCTAGATCTTTGTAATGCTTTTTGTTCAGCTTCAGACTCTTTGTTATATCTGTTGAAGAAGTCAATAGCTTTCTGTTGTTCACTTGTTAGTTTACTTCCAGCCTTGATATCTTCATAGTATTTAGACTTTAACCCGTCTAAGTGGTTTCTAGCGTTAGCAACTTGCTCTTTTAGCGCTAGTTTTTTTCTTCTAATATCTTTTTCATCATCTACCTCTTCGTCAAAAGAAAAAGTATCTTCCATTAAAAAATCTACTTCTTCTGAGTCTAGATGTGGTTTAGTTGTTTTATAATATTCTCTAAGTAACGTATGGTTATCTAATTCAGAATAATCCATATTTAATCTTACGTAATCATTTATATCTCCACCAGTATCTTTCATAAAGTCTAAAAGCTTGTTAACGTTTTCTGGTAAATCTATAGTAGGTTTTTCAGGCGCTACTATAGGCTCTTCAACTTTAATTGGTTCTTCTGCTTTAACCTCTTCTTTAGGTTCTTCTTTTATTTCTTCTAACTCTATTACTGGTGCTTCTTCAGTTTCAGCTTTAGGCTCTTCAACTTTTTGTACTTCTTCTTTAACTTCTGTATCTGGAGCTTTGATATCTTCAACTGGTTTGTTTAAATCTACCTTTACAACGTTCTCTGCTTCTTCAACTAATTTTTTTAAGTCTACTTTTACAGTATCTTCTTGTGGTTTGATTTTTTTTAATTTCTTTTTTACTTTAATTTTTTCTACTTCGTTGTCAACTTTTGGTTGCTCAACAGTAGGTTCTGTTGTTTCATTTTTTTTAGCCATAATAAAATATTATATAATTAATTAATTGTTATCTAGGATTAAATGCTTCTAAACCCATACCACCTCCTAATATATCATTACCTGATGATTCAAAGTTTTTAGGTGGTTTTTCATTTTTTCTTTGATCTATAAGCTCACTTTGTTGTGACGCTTGTATTTTAGTTCTTTTATCTTTACGATCTTCTTTTTCTTTTTCTCTACCTTTAATAGCTTCAACTTCCATTTGTCTTAATCTCATGTTGATATTAAACTCATGATCCATTAACTGTTTTTTAATTTCAGCTTCATGCATCATAGACTCTCTTTTTAAATTAGACTTAGCTTGTTCTAATTGTATGTTTGTTTGAGTTAATGCCTGTTGTTTTTGTACTTCTGCTTGAGCGGCTGCAGCTTGTTGCTGTGCGTTAGCTTGAGCTTGAGCCTGCATATTTTGTTGTGCTCGCAGCTGATCGTTTTGCATTTTCTTTTTTCTTCTAACTTTTAAAAGTTGATTAGCTAGTTTTAAACTTTTAATATTTCTAAGATCTATAGCATCTTCTAAATCTATAGTCTGTTGTGAAAGAGCTATTTGTATATTATTTTCTAACATAGCCTTTTCTTCTTCATCTGGTGAAAGTTCTAAGAATATACCAAAATCATACAAATGTAACTCTTTAACGTCATCTAAAGTACCAACGTTATGTCTACCTATTTTTTGTATAAACGCGTCTCTTGTAGGTGAGTATTCTAATATGTCTGATATTCTCATAGACAAGTTACCACAAATTTCTGCTGTTAAAAATAAACCTCCTTGCAATATGTGTCTTGTAGCTGTATTACTATTTGCTGCTGCCATTTTCTGTACACCTACTAAAGCTTTTGGATCTGGAACACTAGCATCTCTAGCTTCATTTAAACCAGTAGTATCTCTAATCATTTGTAAATAATAGTTATACGTACCAATTAAACTTTGCATTTTAGCACCTCCGTTACCAGACTGTATTTCTTGTATAGGCACTTTACCAGGATTCATATCACCATCAGACGTAAAACTTCTACCTATTACAGAACCAGTTTGGAAAAACATATTTAAAGCTTCTTGTGGATTATAGTTAGTACCATTTCCTAAATCTATTTCAGCTAAACCATCAGCATCTAAATAAATACCGTCTGGAACTATACGCGACATTACTTGCTGTAGCTTTAAATGTGTTAGTTGTATCATATCAGCAAAACCAGTTATTCTACTAACTAAACTTTCAATTTTACCGTTGTACATCCTAGGCGCACACATAGCATAATTCATTTTTACTTTAGTATGATCACTTTTAGGTCTCATCATATTTTTACACATGTTCCACTTCAATAGTCTATCGCTACCTAGTATTATAGCTCCTTCATAAAGTACTTCTATTTTTCTAGACTCAACAGTAAAGTACTCTGTGCTTTCAGCTGTAAACGTGTCATCTTTTTCTATAACTCTTAAACCACCAGTATTAGTATTTTTTATTTTATAAACTTCTGTATTAAAAGTTTTATAATTAAAATAAAGTATCTGTACTTTGTTTTTATCTTTTTGCTCTCTAGTAGAATATGGTTTATTGTAATTACCTCTATTAACAGAATAACTTTTCTCAGTTAATTCTTTTAACTCTTCCATAGTTAGATGTGGAAACTCTTTTATAAGTTCATTTATAGATATATATTTAACTTCACCTACATAATACAAGTCTTCAAAATAAGGTGAGTCACTATAAGAATAAACTAAATTAGCTGGATCAACATACTCTATTTTAACTCCTTCAGATTCATTAAAATTTGTTTTAACGGCACCTATACCGCAAACTGTTAAATCGTAATAGAATCTTCTTTTAATTAAATCAAAGTTGTTACCTTCTAATAAAACGTTTATAGCTTGTTCTTCTGCTAGCTCTACAGCTTGTTTATAAGTAAGCTGCATGTGTAAAGCTAATTCTTCTTCAGAACCAGGAAGTTCTTCAACACTACTTTCTCTCAAAGACATACCAAACTTATCTTGTGCAAAATCGTTGACTTCTTTAGCTCGCATGTCGTTTAAAATAGACTGCATATATTGAGTTCTTTTATCTACACCAAAAGGATCTTGTGAAAAAGCCTTTACATCATAAACTCTATCTGCTATACCGTTAACTACAATATCAACAAACTTTGGTATTATAGGTACTGGTCTCCAGTCTAAATTTAAATAAGACAAATCACCATTTATAGATAACTCGTCTTTATACTTTTGTATTGATTGTTCTCCTCTAGCGTAAAGTCTTAATCTATGAAAGTTATTCATATTAGTTAAATATCTACTCATAGCATAATCAGTATTAAACCACTCATGCTCTATAGCTTTAGCAACTTTCATACCATATTCAAAGCTAGACTTTTCAGCGTCGCTTACAACTTGACTAGGGAAATTATTTGTTACACTTGTTCTTATCATTTTAATTTTTAATTAATTTAGACGAAGCTCCGTTGTTACTGTATCTTCCAAAATTTAAACTTAATTTTTTCTTTTCAATTTTAGCATTAGGCGCATATAAATTTCTATTACAAGCCATAATAGCTAAACCACTACTGATACTAGCGTCAAACTTTGTTCTTTTATTTATATCAAATTTAGCCCAATCATTTAACGTCTTATTAAAATACATGTTACCCCAATTACCTCCACCAATATCTCCAACATATTGTTGTATGTACATTTCAATAGCAGCCGCGTGAGCTTGCTTTATATCTTCGCTAGAGTTTGGTATACCACCTATTTCTTTTTCTGCTGTAGACAATTTATTCCAAATCTTATCTGGTCTATTCATAGAATAACCTCTATAACCTCTACGTCTTAAATAATACAGTAATCTAGGTTTGTTATTCTCTGCTAGTATTGGCATACCGTAAAATACTAATGACATTAAAACATCTTCAAAAAATATTTCCGCTGTTTGTGGTCTAGCTATATATTCTAAAAAAAACTGATTAGGCGGTGCATCTTCCATACTAAACTTAGTTAAACCGTGTAAAGCGCCATTAGAACCTCTACCATCTACAGTGCCTGATATATCGTAGCTATCACAACCAAAAGCACCCATGTGCTCGTTACCAGGATATTTAATACCGTTTTTAGTTACTATTTTATTTTGCAAATGTAAAGGTGGTGTCCAGCTAATATTAAATCTACCGTTATTATCAGGGTAAAATATTACTTGTGTATCTTTTATACCATTAACCCATTGAAAATTACCCTTACTAATATTAGGCCTTGTGCCTTCGTTATAATCTATTTGATCGTATATTCTTACTAAATTAAATATACTGTTTCTTGTTTCGTCTCTAAACGCATGTTCTTCTGTACGTGGAAACTGTCTGTAAAACTCGTTTAAAGCATCTTGATCATCTTTTAAACCTTCAGCTTCATTTTGCCAATGCTCTATTATTCCATAATCTATTAATTCACCGTCTGGTCCGTAAACGTCATTATGTGGATTATCAAATACTGGATATCCGTATTCATCAATAAAGCCTTCGTAGTTCCATTCCATCGGGATAAAGAGAGAATATAAACCAGACTTTGTTTGTCCATTACGATTTCTTTTAGTGACGTCTGATGCATTATATAATTTTTTAAAATTACCACCTCCTTTTTCTAAAGCGTTTGATGTGCTACCCATCATACACTTACCAACTATTCTACTACCTAATCTTAAACAAGTTTTTGTAACTCTCCAATTGTTTAATATGTTATCAGGTCTTTCCCACTTACCACTTTCATCGTGTACTAATAAATTAAGTTTTTCTCCATCATAGCTATTGTCACCTGTGTTTTTCCAATCAATAGTAGTATCAAGTCCAACCAAGTCTTCCTGCTTTTCATTAGCATTAATTTTTTTACGTGTAAACTTACTTGCAGGCACACGATAAGCAAGTTCAGACTTAGGCCTATCCATACCGTCTTGTATTGGTTTAAAAAAGAAAGGGTAGTTGACCGATATTGGAACAACTTTGTCTGTAAACATTTTTTTAGCATCATTACCAGTTTTAGATAATATTCCATATCTACTATCACTTGCGAGTGTTGCTAAATTAACTGTTTCTGCAGATGACATAAAGCTAAAGCCAGATCTACGATTTTTAAGATAACACATACCATAACATCTTTTATCAGCTTTACAAGCTTCCCAAAATATATAAAACAACCTGTTTGCTTCTCTAAAATCTGGTGCACCTACATCTATTTTACTCCATTGTAAATACATATAGTGAGCACCTGTTATATAAGTTGGTTTGTTATTATTTAAAAACCAAAAGCCTTCATCTCTACGTTTAAACTCTTCGTCTATATAGTCGTACCATTGAGGCTTTAATTCTTCTGGATAATTTTTCCAGTCAAATATACTTTTTAACTTGCTTAATTCTTTTGGATATTCTATTTTTTGCCACTTACCTATTTTGTGTTGCAATCGCAATGGCAGCAACGGCAAAGCCACCCGCAAATTTTGTATTTCAAGTATCTCACCAATTTTACCAGTTTTTGATATAACGATAATATCATGTTCTTTATTATATCCATATTTCCATTTTTTACCACGGTTCATCCGTGTGATTGTTGTTTTCTTTATAGGTTCTATAACCTTTACCAAGTTCTGCTCGTACATTACCTAGATCTACCTTCTGCAAAACCTTTAAAACTAATTTCTTGTTTTTCTATGGTTTTATTGTTTAATAAATTTTCTTCTTCTTGTATGCGATTTAAAATTTCAAAAGCATCAAATATAGCTAGCTTTTTAGTAGCGGCAGCGTTTTTAAGTCTATCAGCACTAACGTCATCGTCTGTGTTTGTAATAATTTTTTCTTTTGCTACGTTAATTAATTCTTCAACTGCTCTGTGCCCAGCTTGGATTATAAGCTTCTTCGTTTCCTTGATATTCATATTTAATTGTAATAAATTTATTGTAAACTCTATATAGTCTTTGGTTGTCAATTATAAACTCGTAAGTTGAAAAAGGAGTGAAACCTACAAGCTCACCTATCTTATTAACACCATCTGTATATTTAACTATACCTATACATTGTTCTTCTAGCTCAGCTTTCATTTTGTCTCTTTGTTTTATCGGTTGTACAAAACAAAATCCTTTAGGTGCTTTCCACTCCCAATATCTTTTATATAAAAATATTTGATCTAGTTTTACAAGGTATGTATTTTCATTAAAATAACTTCTACTATTTTTTTCTCTACCTTTAACATCATGCCAACGTCTAAATACATTGTGATGTGTTATAATAGTATCTCCTGGTTTTATTTCTGTTTTAAAAGCCGTAGGTACAGATTTAACAATAGCTTCTCTATTTACAAATTGGTGGTTAAATATTTCTGTATTTAAAACTAAATTTTTATCACCAACTTTTTTAGTATTGTTGTATCTACTACCTTTTGGCTCTATAACAAAGTCAAAAGGTGCTTTCATTAATACTCTAAGTTATATTCTACTGATACAGCCATGTTTTTATTAAAGTCCTTCCAAGGTAACACGTCTTTGTTTTTCTTTATGTAAATAGAATATTTGTCTTCTTCTTCTAATATGTTACATATAGTATGACCACCATAAACATCTTGGCCTACGGCATAGTGCATAGCGTTTTCCTTGTAGTCTTTACCTACAGTAATTTTTCTAATTATTTTCATTATATTTTATTGTTCCGTCAGAAATATTAATATCATCAGTACCATAACTTTCTTTAAAGTTAGACTGCATCAAAGCTAACTCATCATTTTTACCAGCTATATGATGTAGTAATTGGTGTATATTACTTTGCAACATACCTATTTGCATTTGAGCTTTGTTTATTATATTTACCGTGTCTTGTAATTTATTTAATTCTTCGTTAGTAATTTTTGTAGGCTTACTAGCCTTTTTTGTTTTTGCCATTTTATTTAATTTAATTTAATTATTATTATTCTTCTATATGCCAATCAGCACTTTCTAATATTTCTTTTATACCTTGTTTATCGTACTGTGTTTCACCTTCTAAAAAACTAGGTGTGTTACCAAAAAACGATATTAAAGATAATGATTTGTCAAGTGATTTTCTAACAGTATTTATAGAGTCTTGCTCTACTAAGCTGTAATCAACACTTGAAAGTTTATTTGTATTTATTATTACGTATTTTTTCATATTAACTAAATGCTCCGTTATGTTGAACTACTGTTGGTGAGTTTCTATAAGTAGAGTTTTGGCCTACTTCATTTATACAAACTGTACCTGATTTTTCTTCAAATCTATGTAATAGCACTAAACCTGTAGGATCTACATGAGCAGCACTTACTAGATCTAAACCTCCTACTCCAGCTTCATATATTTTAGCTATTTCAGTATCTTGTAATTGTCTAGTATAAACGGCCAACGAATCAACACTACCATCCCAAAAACCACCACCCGCGCCGTTAGTGCATATTGCCACTGTGTCAAATGTAACGCTTGGCGTTCCAACGCCTGTTGTATTGTCATCTACTTTACTACCGTCAATCCAAAGTTCTGTTGTATTATCTGTTGAACTACAAGTGCCAATTACATGGTGCCAATTACCATCGCCTTCCATGCTATTAGTTCCTTGTTGACAAAGATCATTTACATTATTAAATTTACTACTAAATCTCATTTCGTTTCCAGAAGCATGATATATTAGTAAAAGTTGATCAGTTGAGACTCCGTTTCTAAAAAGCTTAAATAAAACTCTAGACGCACTTACAGTGTTTATTTTAAACCAAGCAGATATACTAAATTCAACTCCTTCAGAAGTTACTGCGTTAGCAATATTAGTTACTACATCTGCGTGTGGTATTATTTGTTGATCTGTGCCATCAAAAGTATAAAAAGTTTGATTAGCCATATCTGATACAACTGGTGATGATCCAGCTCCTAAACCTATCATTATATACCTACGTAAGCTATTACACCTCCACTAGCTAATTGAAAGCCTGTCCATCTACCGTATATAGTAACACCTTTTGGAAAAGTTTCACCATCTACTGCGACACCTCCATCAGCATCTATATCTGTACTAGCCCCGTCTGAACTAGGAAAGTTTTGTGCGTCTGCTGGCGTTAAACCAGAAGCTCCAGTGTTAAAAGTAGTATCTTCTAAAAACGTTATTGCTACAAAAACTTTTGTTATACGGTTAGTATTACCAGCTGGTGTAGCGTTAGTATCATCTCCGCCAATTAATGTTACCGCGTTTGTACCTCTTACGTGTATACTACCTAATTGACCAAATGCGTAATCTGTTGGATCTTTAAATGCCATAATTTATTTTTTTACTTTTTCTAGTGATCTACCGCCAAAATAAGCACCGATCACTGTTATTAATACTAATTGTAATAAGTCTACCCAAGTGTCTTTTACTTCAAAAGCAATAACACCAGCATCGATAAATATCATTAACACTGTTGATACTACTAGAAATATAAGAACTAAAGGTCTTATGTTTTTTGATAACCAAGAATCAGAGGCCATATCAACCTTCCATCTTTTAGTTACTTGCTGTTGCATATTAGCTTCGTAACCCATTATCATATCTTTTATTTTTCTTTCTGCTTCAAGCTTCTCTTCTTTTGAAGTGTGTAGTTCGTCTATTACACCACCTACACCTTTTACTAATTCATTAGCTCCACTTGAAAATATTTTACCTAATATACTCATATCTTTTTTTCTGCTTCTTTTCTTGCTTTATTACCTGCTCTATAAGCAGCTTGTTCCCATGGAAAGCTAGTATCTCCTTCTGGTTTCATTTCTCCAGTTTTTGGATGTTCTATCATACCATCTTTTCTTTTTAATTTTTTACCTCTATAAATTACAAAGTTATCTCCATAATCTAGTTTTTTAACTTTGTTCTTTTTACCAGGTACTTTAATTTTAGCTTTCATATCATCGATATGTTTTTGCTCGTGCGCTACAACTTCTGCTTCTAGTGGGCTATTTTTTGGTACGCTTTTATCTACAAATATAGTACCATCATTATTTGCTTCACCTAAAACTCCTTCGTCTAAACTCTTTCTAAAAACAGGACTTTTTGATTCAGACAATGAAGTAAAATTTTTATCAAAGTTTGGACTAACTTTTTTCTTTTTAGCTGTAAACGCTGATTTATTTCTGTATAGGCTAGGCCCTTTCATTTTAAATCCCATATCTTAACCTTTGTCTTCATCAAACTTTTCTAAATCACTAAACTTAGCTTGATCTGGTGATTTTTTAGGATTTTTATAATAGTACTTTATTTTTTTACCGTTTTCAGTATAATTAACAAACTTGCCTTTTGGTCCTATACTAGGTCTTAAATCTAACCCTTCTTCATCGATATTAATACTTTTAACTGCTTTACCATCTATAGTATACACTACGTCTGGAAAATTAGGATTTTGTGACCCTGGTGTTCTATCTCTTTTTAATGGAGCTAAACCTGATTTTTGTCTATTTTTATTGTAAATAGCTTTACCTTTAGCGTCTAGTTCAGAGTATTTAACTCTTTCTTCTCTTTGTCTATCTAAAAATCTTTGATCGTCTGCGTCAGCTAACTTGTCTACATCAAATTTATTTTCTTTTATTGTGTTTTTCTTTTTTAACGCAGACACGCTATGCGTTGGAAAGCCTTTCATTTTAAATGCCATATTATCTTTCTTTATCTTTTATCATATCATCTATAGCTTTATTATAAACTTTATCTGTATATGATTTGTTATTATAAAACTTACTTCTCTCTGAAGTAGGTAAATCTTCTTCGCCAAGTAGTATTCTGTATATTCTACTTATTAATTGAGAACATTTGAACGAGGTTTTAAACACTGAGTACTTTATTGTAGTTCTGTTTCTGTGTCTCCAAGTTTCTATCCAACCTTCTCTTCTTAGTTTTTCCCACCGGTTTTTATCCCAGCTCATGGTATAAGTACCATCTATAAACTCTTGTCGTGTAAATCTTCCTTTACAATCTAAGTAAATTAATAATTCTAAATCTGCATCTGTTAATCCGTAAGTCTTACAAGCCCACTTTCTTGTGAGCCTGTAATACTTAAGGATATT